GGGGAATGCGATAGAATCTTGCTCAAATCCTCGCACGCGCGCGCGTTTATCGACACCGAAGCAACAATGATCCTATTGGAAGAAAAGCGAATTGACTGGTTCCGCCTCTTGGCCGATCTGAAAGCCGAGGGGTGGACTCTGTCATCGGTGGCCTACTTCACGGGGATCCCGAAAGCCAATCTAAGCGGCTACAAAGCAGGAAGCCAGCCCAGCTACCATTACGGGGCTGTGCTCCTCGCGCACTGGTCCCAGTGTTGCGGTAAAGACCAGGCCGAGGCGCCTGCGACCATCTTCAAGAAGTGGAATACAGAAGCGAAATAGTCGGTATATCGACCACTAAGCCGCGCCATACTCCGGACTCGTATCCTACGATCAACCCACGGAGAAAACCCCATGACTGCATCCAACGCCCCGACCAAGCGCACGCGCGAAGTCGCCATTCAAGTTCCCGGCGCACCGGCTGACACGCAAGCACCAGCGGGCAGCGACAGCGCCAAGATCGATACCGAAGCCCAGCGCACGCGCGAAGTCGCCGAAATCGATGCGCAGCGCCTCAACAACCTGGCCGCCACGGAAGATGAGCAGCTGGTAGCCGGTGGCATCCCCGAAGACGTCATGGCCCGCGCCCGTGCCCAGGTGCATGCCGAAATGGGCGAACAGCTGGAGGCTGCCGCCGCCGTGCTCAAGCAGGCCACGCCCACGCCACTGGCACGCGGCGCCTACCGCAACATGCGTGCTGCCGATATCGATCACACCAAGCTGAAAGCGCCGGTCTTGTCGGCCGATGGCTGGGTGTGCCCACCAGCACCAGCGGCGAAGGTCTAAGCCATGTGCGGCGGCGGTCCATCGTTGCCACCAGCACCAGATCCGAAAGCTGAGCGTGTGAAAGCGGAAACTGATGCGACGGTGGCGGCAAATGCAAAAGCGGCCGACGCGGCCCGGGCCAAGCGGAATCAATCCCTGCTTGCGTCCGGCGCTGCCGGCGTCACCAACAACAACGCCACGACCAGCAGCGTGCTGGCCCAGGGCAAAGACAAATTGGGCGGTTAATTCATGAGCGACGACCTGGCCAATTCCATCATGCGCCGCAAGCAGTCACTGGCGACATTGCGCAACCCGCATGAGCAGATGTGGCGCGACTGCTTCGACTATTCATTCCCTGAGCGTGGTTCCGGCTTCTACGGCGAGACCGACGATCCCACGGCAATGCAGGCCAAGCGCGCGCGCCTGATGGATTCGACGTCGACGGATTCAGCCGAAATACAGGCATCGGCCGTCATGTCGGGCGGCACGCCGAGCAGTAGCCGCTGGTTTGGTCTGTCCGCTGGCGACGATACGGACGATGAAAAGCTGTGGCTGGACAACGCGTCCGACGTCATTTTCAAGAACATTCACGGCGCCAACTTCGACAGCGTGGGCATGGACTGTTGCCTGGATCTCATGGCCGTGGGCTGGTTCGTGCTGTACATCGAGGAGGGCGTCGACACCGGCTACCACTTCGAAGAGTGGCCGCTCGCCACCTGCTACATCACCACGTCAGTGCCGGGCGGGCTGCCTGATACGCTGATCCGCTGCTACACGCTGACCGTCGAGCAGGCTATCAACGAATTCGGCCGCGACAACGTGAGCGAAGAAGTGCGCCGGATGATGGACAACAACAAGCCCGACGAAAAAGTCGAGTTTGTCGTGTCGATCTACCCGCGCAGCACCGACAAGCCAGGCGCTCGCGCGCGCAACATGCCCTTTGCATCGTGCCACGTCGAGGTAAGCAGCAAGAAGGTGGTGCGCGAGTCGGGCTATCACGAGTGCCCGTTCGTTGCGCCGCGCTACTCCAAGCTGCCAGGCAGCGAGTATGCAATCGGGCCGGTCTTCCGCGCGCTGCCCGATATCAAGCAGCTGAACCGCCTGGTGTACCTGGAAGACACCAATCTCGATCTGGCCGTGTCCGGCATGTGGATTGCCGAAGACGACGGCGTGCTGAACCCGCGCACCGTGAAGGTCGGCCCGCGCAAGATCATCGTGGCCAACAGCGTCGACAGCATGAAGCCCTTGCTGTCGGGCGCGAACTTCAACGTGTCATTCACGAAGAAAGAAAGCCTGCAGGCCGCCATCAAGCGGTCATTGCGCGCCGACCAGCTGGCGCCGAGCGAAGGCCCGGTGCGCACGGCCTACGAAATCTCGGTGCGCGTGCAGCAGGTACGCCAGCTGCTTGGCCCGCTCTATGGCCGCATGCAAGCCGAGTGGTACACGCCAATGATCGAGCGCTGTTTCGGGATTGCCTTCCGTGCTGGCGCGCTTGGGGCCCCACCTGAATCGCTGGTCGACCGTGTGGCAACAGCAACATTCCAGAGCCCGAACGCAAAGGCGCAGAAGCTGGAGGAGGTCACGGCGGTGGAAGCCACGTTCGCCGCAGTGGGCAATCTTGCGGCAGCCCAGCAAGACCCGGCCGTGTGGGATACCGTCGACGTCGATGAGGGCATCCGCATCATTGGCGAAGGGCGCGGCGCACCGCAGAAGATGTTGCGCAGCGCGGCCGATGTGCAGGCCATCCGCGACCAGCGCCAGCAGGCGCAACAACAGGCCCAGCAGCAGCAGGCCCAGGCCGAAATGGCGAAACCAATTGCCGAGCAGGCAGCCAAGAACATGGCGGGGGCATGATGACAGCGCAATTAACCGCAAGTGGATGGTCTACGGATAAGAACGATACCCGGCGCTTGAGGGTCGAAGAAGGTGGCGCCGGGTTCTATGATGGACGTGAGTTCCGCATGTTCGTGGAGTTCAACATTCCGGCAGGCGGTGAACTGTGGGTGCGCATTACCAGCGCCTACAACTTCGTGCTGAATGATCAACGCGTAAGCATTGAATCAGGCACCATCCGCTGGACTGCCAACGCAGCTATGGCAACATCGCCAGGGCCATGGACGCCGGCCACGCTCCGCCGCAGGAACCAGATGACCGAGCAGCAGACGCCATTCTTTGTCAGCGGCACTGTGATCGAGACAAGCACTACGACGGGCGCGGCCACTGGCGGTATCGTTGTCGACGCAATGCGCATCGCAACTGGCGTCGGGTCAGGCTCGAGCACGGCAACACAAAACGCAGGCAAGCGTGGCCTGGCCCCGAATGTCTACCATGTACGCTTACAAAATCCATCAGCGCAGGCCGCCGTCGGCGTGTATGACTGGTGGTGGGAGGAAAGGCCATGAACGCACCAACAGCAGAAGAATACAAGGCACTATTCGAAGACGACAAGCGCGGCGCGGCCATCCTCGATCACCTGGTGCAGCGCTTCGCCCGGCAGGTGTATGTCAAGGGCGGCCATGAAGCGGACCGCGAGACCTGCTACCGCGCCGGCCAGCGCGATGCCATCGAATTTATCGTCAGCCAGATCAACCGCGCCCACGGCGTCGACGTCAACGAAGAGGAATAGAGCATGCCCATCGATATCTCAATCACCGGCGAGGGCCTGCTGGTTCAACCCATCCCATCCAACACGCTCAAGCTGTCCGACGTGGCACCAATGCCCGAAAACCTGTCCGCTGTGCCTGGTGCGGGCGCAACTGCCACCCGATCCGACCACCAGCACCCGCGCCTTACCAGCGCCACCACCGGCCATGTGCTGGACGTCAATGGTGAGGCCACCATCGTCTTTACGCGCCTCTTCACCGCCAAGCCAGCGGTAACCTACATGCTCGATGAGCTGGCCGACAACGGCCCGGTGATCATCAAGGTGAAGTCCTGGACCCAAGACGGCAATGGCAACTACACCGGCTGCATCGTCAAGGGCTATCGCGGGCAGACCCTGCCGGCCAGCTTGACGCTGTTGTCTGCCCTGGTCAGCTTCAACGTGTTCGCCGGCACCACCACGGGCGCGGCCTTTACATTCATCGCGCTGCAGCGTTCGGCATAAGCAGCGCTACAATACGATTTTCAACCCGGAGAAATACCATGCTCAAGAAACGATTCTTCCGCCTGATGGGCCCGGCCGGCGATGCTGGCTCTGCCAGTGGCGCAGCAGGTGCTGATGCTGGCGCCGCTGCAGCAGGCGCAGATGCAACCGCTGGCGCTGCTGGCGCGGCCGCCGCAGCTGATGCTGCATCCCTGCTGGCCAGCGGTGCAGCAAGTGCTGCCGCCGGCGATGCTGGCAATACCGACTATATCCCCGAGAAGCTGCGCATCAACAAGGAAGACGGCACGCTCGACCTGGACGGCTCCAGCCGCAAGATGGCAGAGGCATACGGCGCACTGGAAAAGCGCCTGGGAAGCGGTGACGCGCCGCCGGCTGCCGCCGCCGATTACAAGGTGGCCGTGCCTGACGCCTTCAAAGAAGCCATCGATCCAGCCAAAGATCCAGGTATCCAAGGCTTCCTGACCGGCGCGCACGCCGCCGGCATGAACCAGGCGCAGGTCGATTTCGTCATGGGGCAGTATTTCACCATGGCCCCGCAACTTGTGGCTGGCGCTGTTCAACTGGACGCTGCCGGCGCCACCACGGAACTGCA